TTGTATTGCTGCGTTTGCAGCGTGAACGGCGAGACATTGCGCGACGTGACCGACAAGCCCGATAGCGAGAGCTTGGAGATGCGGAACGGCGACGGCGGAGTGAGCGGATAGGTGATTGCCATGATCGTCAGGCGAAGGCTGCGCGATACGCTCCGCCGCGGCGCACCATGTCCGGGATCTCGGCCTTCAGGCGGCGGCGTTCTGACTCGAGAATCGGCGCGAGTTCGGAGCGAGACACGCCGGCGGCGATGTTGTAGGTGACGTTGATCGTCGGACCTTGTGATCCCATCGCGACGGCCTTTGTCTCTCCACTCGGAATTATTTGCCCGGATGATGGCGCAACGAAAAGCTCCGGCCCCTCCTCTCCGACAAGATATGCCGAGCCTCCGGTGACCGGACCTCCTCGAGCGCGCATACCTCCGATTGCCGGAAGCGGCTGAAATCCGGGAACGCTTCCGAAAATTGTATTGATGAGCGGATTCGTCACCGAGAGCCGCAAAAATACTCGAAGGATATCTTGTGCGAGACTGCGCATCACGTTCGAAAGTTTCTCTCCTCCAAGAACTGCGCTCTCGAAAGCCGATGCGAAGGAGAAGCCTAGATCGTTCGCAGCTTGTCCAAGCACTTCCGTCTCCCGCTCCAGTTTATCCATCTCTCCGAAAAAGTCGTTGAGCGATGTCTTGATTCTTTCGTCCTGCGTTTGCTGCCGCTGCCGAAGAACTGCTTCTCGCGCTTGTTGCGCTTCCATCATCGTTAACTTTCCGTCTCGCTCGAGTCTATTTATCTCAACGAGGTTTTGAGTATAGACGCGAAGCGGGTCGATTAGTTTGAGATAAGATTCAGCGCGAGCTTCGACTTCTTCTCTCGCTCGTTTTCCTTCTTCTCGGTTTCTTTCCGATTCGGCATTCGCTTTGCGCTGCGTTTCCAGCAACTGATTAAACGCCCGTTCTTCGTCTCCGAGAACGTCTGTCAGCGTCATAATTTTCCGCTGCTGTACGAGAATGCGCTCTTGTTCGCGCATTTTCGTCAGACGATTAGTTTCTCCGATATTTATCTTATCAATCTGATTCCCGATTTGCTGAAGCTCTACGCTCAATCTTGCGGCTTCGGTTCTTTCTTCTGCGGTGAGGTCGCGAATCTTTTCGGCAACGTAAGCCCTGTTTTCTTCTTCAGTACGAAAAAAAGAACCCGGTCTTTGTACTGGCGTGAACTTTCTGCGCTCCGTATCAACGATAAGATCACGCGCCGCCTCCAGTTCGGCGCGACGCTCTGCGAGTTGCTTCAGTTCCGTCTCTCTTTGCTGCTCCTCTGTTTGACGCAACGCGATGTTCTCGCGGACAAGTCGGAGCTGCTCCTCGCTGTACTTGTTTACTTGGTCAACTGTCTCGGCCTCTTCTTTTCGCTTTTCGATTTGCTGGTCGATTAGCGTTTGCGCGACCTGAATCCCGCTACCGATTCCGATCCCGGAGAGAACGCCCTTGAGGATATTGCCGAGACGGAATCCTTTCCCGATGGACGCAACTTGGTTGTCCATCTTTTGAAGCGAATTTTGAACGCTGGCGAAAGCCGCCTTCGTTTCATCGACCGCCCGTAATGCAAAGGATGCACTAGCCATTTTTTTGTTTTAGCCGTTTCTCGTGTGCGTAATAGGCGATCCAACCGCGGAGTTCTGTGGCTGGCATGGCGAGCACCTCGTGAGCGAATTTGCCGAGTTTTTCCGCTAAGGAATAGACGGCGAGGAGGTCGGCACCACCCTCGCCGCCGTTTAGTTTTTTAACTCTGCCACGTCGGGCGAATCCGCCGCCAGAATCATGTTAGCAGTACGGGCGAGCACGTTCGAGTCGGCCTTGTTGAGCAGCGTCGCCTTGTGCTCGATCGTGAACAGCTTCTCGCCCTTGTCGTTTTGCGCCTTCATAATCAAAACATCGGCGAGTAACTCCATGTCGCTCTCCTTGCTTTTCCGATAAAGCCGATTTTTTTCGGCGAGGGTGACGGGCGTCGCGTAGATCGTGAGCTTCCACTCGGGAACCTCAATCTTGCGCGTGCCTAGTGAGGCGAAGTGTTCTCGGACAAGGTCGATTGCATCCATGCGTCACCTCAAACCGTCAAAGTGGACAAGGTGCCGTTGCCTTCGATTGAGATCGAGCCCTCGACCATGCCGTCAAACGCGGCCGAGATGTCGAACTTGGTCACGATGCCCGCGCCCGAGTAGTAGGTCGAGGTGCTGGCGATACCCTCCGGGTAAAGGTTGACCGTGACCGCGGACCCGATGGTCAGCGCGATCTGACCCGCGTCGGTCTCGTCCCAGTAGAGGTCGCCGTTGACGCTCCACGTTTTCATCGTGGCGCGGCGCGTGCGAAATACGTCGCCAATTACGGAGTCCTCGACGACGTCGGAGGATTGCGCGAGCGCGTAGTTTCGGATTTCTCCGACGGTGGTAGATGAGATCTTGAATACGCCTTCGCGGCCGAGATGGTTTGCCATGTTAGTCGGTGGTTAAGTAGATGCAGTTGAAATTATGACGGGCGACGCCCCAGCGCAGGTTCTCGTCGGGCTCGATCACATAATCGACGCTCGTCAAATGGGTGTCGCGGCAAACGCCGCCGAGAGTGACATCTGACAAAACCGCCGCCTCGACCGCGGCTGAGCCCGTGTCGAATAGGTCGTCGATGAGCGTTGTCGAAGTCTGCGCGGTGAAGTACTCCACGACCACTTGCAGCACGCGGTACTGATCGCGATTCGCCGGCGCGAGCGTGCGGACCTCGATGTCCTCGTGGACGGCATAGACCGCGCACGACGGGAAAGAGACCGACGCGAGCGTGTTGTTGCGACCCTTGAGAATGTTCGCCGTGACGACGACGGCCTGCGTCGTAAGCGCGGTTGCGATGGCGTTTCGTATGTCGGTTCTTGTGCTCATCGTGGCATATTTTCCTCAACACGACCGTTTCCGTCTATCTTTGCAAAACCAAGGTTCACCGCCTTGTTGGCAAGGATGCGGTCGATTTTCTTCTGCGTGATTTTTACTCGAAATTCCAATCCTTGCTGAACGTAGCGTCCGATATCTGGTACCTTCGAGTTTACCGCGGTTCCGATTATGTACGGATTTGCTCCGAAGTTGTAGCTAGTATTTCCGGCGCGTTGTGCGTGTCTGCGTACCCAAGCTGGTACGCGCATCCCGCAGGCAAGTGCCGCCGCGGCAAATCCGGCTTTGGAAAATCCGACTCTAGCTTGCACGTAGTTTAGATATGCGTCGGCATTTGAATTGGCGATCCACATTTGATCCTGCACCTTCCAGCGTCCCACGGTGTTTTGTGAAACGTACCCGATGCGACCGTACTTGTTGCGAAATCTCTTATGGAAAGGCTCCATCTGGCCGATCGACGCGCTCGGTTGCCAGTACTTGAAGTAAATCCTGATCCGCTTTGACGTTTCCCATCCTAACTTTACCGCGACGGTCTGCGTCCTTGCACGCTTGGGCGGTTGCAGTTTCGATGATCCGATTCTCTGAAAGATGCCGAGTGATGTCGCTATCTTTTGACTGAATCCGGCTCCAACGCGTCGCTGACGTCCTCCGAAAAGATCTGACTTGATTGCGTTTTCTCCCTGCTTTTTCGCTGCGGTAGATAGTCCCGACCGAACCGGCTCGCCTGTTTTAGCGTGCGAGTGTTGGCCAGTCGGCGGCATAATCATCATTATCGAAGTCGCGACGTTGCCGCCTTCTTGCCTGATAACCTTCCCAAGATCAACGCGAGCAGCATCGGCAAGTCGCTGCAACTTGAAATCAAGCTCCTCGTGTTTGAACGTGACGTCGATCATATCACCTTGGTCACGTCCATCTCGCAGCCGGTTCCCTCGGCGTCGAACCGGACTTGCTCGACGAAGTAAGTCACGCCCGCCCGCACGCATGTCTGCGTCTGCGCCGGCGTTCCGCTCACCTGCGAAGTCGTGAAGAAAACCGTAAACCGGACGTCGTCCCGGCGCTGGTCCTCGAAGTCGGCGAACATATTGCGCGACGCCGCCCAGACTCCAGTCACCGTCGATCCAAGGTAGGAGAACGTGATGCCGGCTTGCTCTAGGATGCCGGCGTAATCGTAGGCCAACTGCGCCGGGTCGAAGTCTCTGACAGTTGCCATACCTAGGCGGAGATTGTCACAACTCGCGATGCTGGCGTGAAGTGATCGTCTTGCGCGCACCCGGAGGGAACGTGCCAGAATGATTCGCGAACCGCGCCGGCAATCACGCACGGCGCCGAGTTTATCGCGAAGACCTCGGCCGCATCTCGCAGGAGCCGCGGGAGGTCGGCTTGCGACCGTGCGCGCAGGATGTCGGACGGATCGACGCCGGCCTCGATCAACCGCTTTGCCTGCGCTGCGTCGGCCAGAATGACGATGCGCCGGGATGCCAACCGCCGGCACTCCTTGAGCAGATCCGAGAACCGGAAGTGCCGCATCTGCGAGTAACCGAACGGCGCGAAGATGCAGACATCCGAGGTCAAGCCGTAGTCCTCGAGCCGGCCGTTCTCCTCGATCAAGTCGAACTCCGGCGTGCGGTTGATGTCGGAGAACTCCGGGTAAATGGCGAAGACGTAATCCGTCCACCGCTTCCCGCTGCGTCGGAAGTCGTCGTAACGGTTCGGCCAGATCTCGAGCTCGTAAATCCGGTCGTAGTTCTGGAACTCGCGTTGCGCCGGCAGGCTCGGCTTGACGTAGGAGACCGCGCCGAAAATGCCGACGTACTGCGGCAGGCACTCGATGAAAACCTCGTGACCTTGACCGGCAATGCGCCGCGCAATCGGCAGAATCCGCACGATGTCCCCGAGTCGCTGACTGTATGCGATGCAGATTTTCACCGCTGGAAAATCATGGTCAGGATGTTCGGGTGTTTGCCGTTCCCGACCCGCACGTCGTCTTCCGGGTTCCCAACATATACCGGATAGTAGCCGACATCCTCAAAGGTCTTCGCGAGAGTCTCCGGCGTGAAGTGCCAAAGATGTTCGCCCGGCCGGCGGTGCTTCCACTCGGCAAACCATGCCGGCCCGAAATACGGATGAAACCAAGGCACCGAAACCATGACTGTCTCGGGTTGCCAACTTCGCCGAAGTGGAAGGAAGTCGAAGTGCTCGAGCGAATCGAAGAACGTCACGAGTTCCCAATTCTGCCGGTTCCAATCTTCGCGAATGTCGATGATCTGCGGCGGCTTGTAGGGTGAGACATCATACCCGGCGAGATAGGCGTGCGGCCGAACTCGGTGCAGTTCCTCGAGGAAAGATCCGGTGCCGAAGCCGACGTCGCAGACGCTCGAGATGTTGCCAGCATAGGACAGCGCCAAGGCAACGCGGATCTGCGAAAGCTCCCGCTGCGGGTACTTTTCGTACCTCGCGACGTAGGCATGGTCGTACTTCGCCCGGATCGTGCGGTCGATGGAGTAGAGCGCGCCCGTCTTCTCGTCGTTTGCGTATCCTTCGAAGGTCATGGGTTCCGCTCCTTGAACAGCGCCTCGCCGGCCTTGTATCGCTCGGGCGTGTTGTTGTGCGCGTAGGTCTCGTCCATCTTCGCCTTGCCGAAGACCGGGTGCCGGTGCTCGAAGCGCAGGCGCTCGCGTGCGTCGATCACGACTCCATCCTTGTGCGCTCTATGCGTGAACTCGTTGTCGGAAAATACCGACTCGTAACCGTCGAAGAAGAGGTGGCCCTGCTTTTCGTAGCGCGCCCGCGAAAGGATCGCCATGCAAAGCAGGTCGTCCTTGCGGCCTCCATCGTTTGGCGCGATGACGAATTGCTCGGTGCGCGGATCGCGACCCGCCGCGGCTTGCAGGATTCCCTCGTCCCAACCCATGCACGGGATCCAGTCGTCCGACAGCTGCACGAGGATGTCGCCTTGCGCCTTCGCCGCCGCGAGGTTCCAAGCCGCGACGCATGACTTTGCCGGCGAGACAACCGACACGAACTGCTTTGCCATCTCGACCGAGACGAGATCGTCAGAGTCCACCGCAAAGATATGCTCGATGCGCGTCGGATCGCTCGCGGCGTTCAGCCAAGCATCCCGCGTTGCAACTGCCATCGACGACCGGGCTCGCGTCGCGTGCAGGAGCGAGATCTTCGGCGTCAGTCCCGCGTGGAATTGCGCCTGCAAGACCGCCGCCATCGCCTTGTTGCCTTCAGCGCGGTAGGCGCGTGCGGCGATATCGTAGCCAGCCCATCCGTACCACTTCGCCTCGTGCGTCCACGGCCGCTTCTCGGGCAACGGCTCGCGCAGGTCCATGATCTTCGACGCCCACCAGACCGCCATCGCGTACTCCTTGCGCTCGAAAGCGTGGAGAACCAGACCCACCAGCGCCTCGCGGCACCACGGGAAAACGCCGTGCGCTTCTAGCAGCAGCGACTTTGCCTCGCGACTTGAGTTCGTCAGCCGAGCGCAGTTGATGAGCGCCTCGTAGCGAAATGCCGGTTGCAAGTTCGGGAACTGTAACGCGAGCTTTCCAAACTCGAGCGCCGGCTCGCGAGCTTGGTTGCAATAGTGCTCTTGGTGAATGTAAAAGTACTGCGTCGCGCACTCGCGTACCGAGTTGGCAAGGATGCGAAGATTTCGCCGGCGGTTCTCGCGCTTGACCTCCTTCGGAGCGTGGACCCAGACAACGCCGTCGAGGTCAAGGTGCTTGTCGCCGTCGAGAATGAGGAGGTTTTCGTGGACGTCGTGATGCCAGACTCGGCCGGCGTGGAATGATTCGCGGCGGATCGCTCGCTCGCGGAACAGGCATTTCCCGGATCCCTTCACGTCGTAGGTAAAGCGCGCCATCTTCACCGCCGCAGGCAATGCCTCGAGGACTCCGCGCAGATTCTCCGCTCCGCGCACGACGTCGTCGCAATCGGCCCAGAATAGCCATTCGCCGGACGCCTGCCGGAAAGCCGCGTTGCGTGCGCGTGCGAACGAATCGACGTGGTCCCAGTCCTTCGCGGTGGGCTCGTTGAGATGCTCGGAGAAAACGAAGTCCTTGCCATTTGCCCGGCACCATTGCTCGGCCTTGATGACCGTGTCGTCCGGCTCGCGCTTGCCGATGGCGCGCACGAGTGAAAACTCGTCGAACGCCGGCGCAAACGCCGCGAGCATTGATTCGATATGCTGCGACTCGTTGCCGCAAATGACGCAAAGGGAAACGCGCATGGCTCTCGGCGCGGTGTAAAAAAGAAACCCGCGCCCCAGTTACGGAGCGCGGGTCAAGTTGCGAGGTGCTACCTCGTCAACGGTTAGCTGTATTGGGTCGAAATGATCTGACCCGCGTTCGAGTTGACGATCTTCTCGCTGGTGTACTGCGAGGCGCGAACGATGTTCGACTTGATCGCCTCGTCGCGGTAGGTGAACACGCCGACCGCGGGACCGTACTCGGACCAGTTGAGGGTGAAGCCGGCGCCGCCGCCGAAGTACCCGGACGAAGCCTCGGTCACGGAGCCGACCCAGATGTAAGCGTTCGACCAGACGTTCGACGCGCTGTAGGCGATGCCTTCAGCGGCAGAGTCGTAGCTGGCGCGACCGATGAGAACCTCGGACACCCCGAACACTTCGGCCGCAGCCGCCGTGCTGGCGTTGAGGATCGTGTCGCTCGAGAGACCAGCGCCGCGGAGGCGGTTCTGGAATTTCGTGCTGGCGCGGATCCGGGTCCAGACGGGAGCCGACATCACGACGCGGAGGTTGTTGGCGGACTCGCCGTTCGCGAGGATGCGGTCGATCGCCTCCTGCACGTCAGCTCCGACGTCGAACGTCGCCAGATTGCCGGTGGTGTAAGCCGTGCCGGAATTGGTCGAGGTAAATGTCGAGGTGTTGAAGATCGCGGAGGCGACGCGGAGCTCGTGACCGAGCAGGAGCTTGCGCTGCGCGAGCTTGGCGGCGACGACCTCGGCGTCGAAGAAACGCGAGACGTCCTGCGCGACCGTGTCGTCAACGCCCATCTCCACGCCGTACTCGAGCGCGAGGTAGGTCTCCTGATTGTAAGCCGCGGTGGCGCGAGCGTACGAGGAATTGGGAGAGCGCTGCTTGATCTCGTTCTTTAGGAGCTGGCCCTGCTTGAGCAGAAAGCTCGGGTATTGACCGGCGCGAACCGGGACCGGCAGGACGGGCATGACCCGCGTGCCGACCAGATTCGTCTCCCAGTCCTTGGCCTGCTCGAGGACTCCAGCGATATCGCCACGGAAAACCGCGGCTGCATTGGTGTACATGGTAAGATTTTCCTTTCTTTAGAGGTTAGATGTTCTTCGGCAGGAACTCGATCGTTGCACCGTTCGAGGCGGTGGTCGTCAGAGCTTTGCCGATGGTGACGGTGCCGCTCGTCGCGAGCACGCCAGAGGAACCCAGATACAGAGTATCGCCGACGGTCACGGGACCGGTGCCGATGATGCCCTTCTGGGTGCCGAAGTTGGTGAGGAACGCGACGGTGACGTAATCACCGGAAGCGGCGTCGATCTGGGCGAAGCCGTCGCAGGCGGTGCTGGACGAAAGTCCGACTCCGCGGTTGTTGGAAATCACGACGCCGTAAAAGGCGGTGACGGTAGCATTGGCAAGGAACGTGCCCGTGCCGACGTAGTTGGTAGCCATGGTGGGTTACGAGTTAGAGTTTGATCTTTTCGCCGGCCTGCACGCGGGAGCGGTAGGCGACGTAGGAGTCGGAGTGGTTTTTAATGCAGAAGGAAATAGCCGCGGCCTTGTCGCCCTTGAGCTCGGCACTCTTCTCGGCGACCAGCGCCTCGAAGGTCTTCGCTTCGGTCTTCGGAGCGGGAGCCTCGGCGGAGACGGCAGGAGCGGCGGGCGCACCGATGGTCTTCGCGAACTCCTTTACCGCGGCCATCGCGGCTTCCTTGGCGGCGAGCTCGACGGCGTCGGCCTTTTTGGCCTCCATCGCGGCAGGCTTGTCTTCGGGTTTCGGCAGCATCGACTCGAGTTTCGAGAGGCGCTCACCGTAAGCCATCATCGCCGACTCGATCATGCCAGCGACGGCTTTCTTCATTTCGTCATTCATTTCGGGATTGGGTTCGATTTCGATTGAGACGCCGGAGGCGTCGTTAAATTTGCTCATCATGCGGGAAAAAAGTCCGTCGCGGTTCGCGGCCGGCTCGCTCACGAGGTCAACCGAGTAGATCTCCGAGCAGCGTTGCAACACGGTCCGCTTGTCGCTCGCGAGTTCCGTCGGACCGGAGAACGCGATGGAGAGCCCGAAGGTGTCCGGAATCTTCTCCGCGATCTCGAGGACGTAATCGCGGTGCGGCGAGTTTTGCAGCAAGTTGAGATCGCCGAGCAGCTTGCTCCCGTCGATGCGCAGATTGGAGACGTAGCCGATGATATCGCCGGCGCCCGAGTTGTGATCGAGCTTCACCTTGAGCCCGCCTTCGTATTGCGCCGCGGCGCTCTTCACTTGCTCGAGCGTCTTTGCGTCAACCTGCACGCCGTGACCGAGCGCCGGCCCCTCGGAGATCAGCGAGACGCCGCGGATCACGCCGGCGGCGCGGTCGATCTGCCCGGAGGCGGTGGCGAAAGTGATAGTCGGCTTCATCACTTAATAATGTACTTTGTAATAATTGGCAGCAGGACGCCGATGGCTCCGATTGCGCCGATCCATTTCCAGATCTGCCGCTCGTGTCCGGCGAGCTTGCGCTCAATCCACTCGACCCGCGAGGCGAGTCCGCGGTGTCCCATTTCTTCGTCTCCGATGATCGCTTTTTCGATCCGCTCGACGGAGGTTTGCAGACGGTCAAAGTTTTCCGGCGTCATTTGTGTGAGGTGAAAGTTGATTTGCCCTTCTCCACGATGACCTTGTTCCCGTCCACCGTGACGCTCATCGGCTCGTTGCTGGCCTCAAGTCGCTGAATCAGTTCGCCGATGATCGCGAACTCCGGCTTCTCCTCTTTGTCCTTCGTGCCGGTGATGCCTTGCATCATGTTGATAAGCGCAACGAGCGCGCCGCCGATCATTGTCATGACTGCCGTGATCGCCGCGTCCGGCAGGAACGCCGATGCTCCGACTCCGATCAGCACGATGCCGGTGATG